GTAACACCGGCGCCGCTGTGGAAAAATCGGAACGTTAGCGCGTCACCATCGGCGCGAGTTGACTCGCGGCGCGATCGGTCGAGCGCCGCGGCCCGAGTTACCGGGACAGCCGATCGCGTCATGACGGCGAAGATGTGCGGGGCGCCAGTTGCCGGGATCCCATGTCAGGGTCGGATCGACTGATCTCGGGATGACGTGATCCACTGAGTAGTCGGCCTCGGACTCGATCGGACGGCCACACAGCCAGCAGATGTTGCCGAGGTTAGCGACGCACCATGCCTTAGCGTTGGTAGCCCTACGGCCTGCCCACTTGGCGGTCATGCCTGAGCGAAAGCCTCAGCGACGATGGTCGTAAACATTTTGTCGCGCTCCTCAAGGAGGGCGCGGATGTCGAGCAGTCGATCTACGAAGTCAAAGTATTGCGGGGTGCGTGCCGACCAAGGTACGCGGCTGGCGTGCCCGAGTGCCTCGTCGACCTCGGCGACGGTAAGCATGGGTGGCCTCGGAAGTGAGAAGGCCCCGGCCTAATGGCTCGGGGCGTAGGTGACTGCGCTTGTTAGTTGTGGATCGCGCAGCCTAGATCATTGTGACGGACGCGGCTCGTGTTGTCAATGTTGCGGTGATGAGGTAGCGACCGTGCGATCGCTTGATCTCTCCTCGCATCGCTCGACGTCGCAGTGTGCGCTCGTCGATGCCAAGGTGTGCAGCTGCTGCCTCGGGATCCAGCCACACTTGCCGGCCATCACTCATGGCGATTGTGGCCAGCGTTGCGGCGTCGCGTGTCGCCTTGCATCGCGGGCACGTCACTTGATCGCCGAGGTCGTCGTAGCGCAGGCGATACCCACACTCACCGCGCTCGCTTACCGTCGGGCAGGCGATGACGGTACCGGTCGGCTGGTTGTCTCGATCGAAGCGGCGCAGGGCGCGCACCGACGCGTAGACGTGGCCGGCGAAGTCCTCAAGCCCGAACGTCGGCTCGGTGGTGATCCAGCCGATATGGGCGCGCAGGAAGTTCACCGTGCCCGTCAGGTAGGCGCCGGTGGTCACTGGTCCCTGCTTGGCGATCAACGTCAGCCGATAGGCGGTCGCGGGTCCGAAAGCCAAGAGCTCACGGTCCTCGCGTATGGCTCGCTCCCATGACTCAAGGCACTCAAGGATCGGCACAGCGCTCGACCTGTCTCCTGGTACGAGCTGCACAAGCGTCAACTCGGGGTCCAGTCCGTCGAGGGACATCGGTGGCCTGCTGCCGGGCGTGGGCCTGCTGCTGCCGCTCGAGGTCGGCGGCTGATAGGCGGCGGCCTGTGAGGCTAGGCGCAGGATGTCGCCGAGTGATTGGTCGAGGCGTGTGCGGCATTTAGTGCAGCAGTGGCCGTCGGTCTCGGTGGTGCGGCCTCGGGCCGCGCACAGGATGCAAGTCATGCTGGCTCCTTGGGCAAGTTGATATGTTCTTTCAGTTTCTGGCGCTCGTCGTGGCGCACCTTGGCGATGAGTTCGCACTGACAATCGGGGGGAGGGTAGAACCCGTTATTGGCTTGGTAGTAGTACTCAGCCTTCGTTACAAACTGGCAAAGTGATTCAGTCTGGTCGTGGGTCATGGCTTGCCCTGCATTTCTGACGTCTGCTGTTCGGTTTGCAAGGCCTCACAGGACTCAAAAGCCCAGCGCATGGCGGTTAGGTAGCCTTTGCGATATCCCTCGGCGTAGGCTCGATCCCATTCGTCGGCCATCAGCTCTTTCATCTTGCCCATCTGGTCCTCCTCAGAATCCGATGCCGGTGGTGGCGGGTCGTGGTGGGGCCGGCGGGGGTAGTGGCCGGCGGTGCTCGGCCGGAATGACGAGGTCGCAGTCATGTGCCGCGAGCACAGTGCGGTCGGCGCTGGGTGGCTTGCCGGGGATGTTCCAACGGTCGCGCGGGTAGAGCTGTCGGCCTGTGAGTTGGTAGGTGGCTAGTCCCGACTGCAGCGCCCATGCTTCACCTGAGGCGGTCAGGGCGTGGGCGGTGACGGTGACGGGTAGGGCTGCTCGGTCGGCGTCGAGGCCCGACAAGACAGCGGTCTGGCAGTCAAAGCAGACATGGATCTGAATGGTCCTGCGTAGGTTGCGGACCGGGTGTGCCGCTCTCCTAGAGAGAGAGCGGCGGCACACTTCACCAATGGATACGGCACACCCACGGCACGCGCCGTTTTGTGAGGGAAATAGCGACGGCACACCCACGGCACACTCGGCACACCCCGGCACATCAAACAGGGGTGTGCCGTCAGTTTCGCGGCACACCTGCGCGGTCATTCTGTGCCCATTTCGGGGGTCTCGAATACGGGCAAACGTCGGCAGTATTCGGCCAGCACATCGGCTTTCACTGATCCGTTGGCGAATGAAATGCCGACCGCTGTGAGCATCCTGCGGGCTTCTCTGACTTTTACGGATCCGTCCCTCGGCACGCCTGCCTTGGCTAGTTTGCCGATGATTTCGTCGGTGGCTTTCGCCCTGGCATCCATGTCTCTCTTGTGCCGCAGGTGTGGATCCTCGACCCGCTGCAGGTCCACGACTTGCTCGGTGATCGGGAATCGGTGGGCCTCGCAGGACAGCCGGAAGGTGTCGTCACCTAACTTGGATAGCCGCCACACGGCGTCGACGTCGCCGGACTTTGCCGACCCACCTCGCTGGCCTTTGCTTTCGTCCTTGCCCGAGTGGTCCAGCCGGATCATGGCCACCTCTGCTTGCTTGAGCCTTAGCCCGGTGTGTCGGTAGAAGTTCAGCCAGGTGTCGTTCTCGTTCTCATCCCCGGCCACGGATCGACTGATGGTGTCGATGACTACTACCTCGCAGGCGTACTCGGCGATCGCCGCCAGCAGCTCGTCGGCTCCTTGCTTAGTGTCTAACTTGGCGAGCGTGGGGAAGGACAGGTAGCACAGGTTTCCTAGGTCACTGGGTGCATAGCCCATCGCCTCGAGGCGCGTGCGAATGTCGCCTCGCGGATCGTTCTCGAAGTCCACATAGAGCACGGCCAACGGATGCGTGGCGCTGTTTCCCAGCACGGGGCGTCCGCTGGCGATTCCTGCCGCGAGCTCGAGCATGAGCAGGGACTTGCCGATCTTGGGCGCGGAATACAGGGCCACGAGGCGTCGCTTGGCCAGCAGTGGCTCAACGATCCATTCTTCCTCGGTGGTGTCGGCCCACAGGGCTTGCCAGTCAAGGATGGGCAGGCGCTCGCGGATGTAGGAGGTCTTGGCTTCCTCGCGCTCGTCGTCGGTGGCGTCAGGGTCGAGCGATGCTTCCCATGGTGGAAGGACCGTGGATGCCTGGCCGAAGTATTCCTTGACGAGTGCCTTGCCTGCAGCACTCAAGTCCCCGTCATGGTGCAGCAGCGCGTACACGGTGGCCTTGGATAGTCCTTGCTCGGTGGGTAGCCCGGCGTTGGTGGAGAACACATACAGCGGCCCATCCTCGAGGGTGGTGGCGCTGGTTCCTTCGAATGACTGACCGCCGGGCCGCGTCCAGTGGGTGCGGCCGTCAGCGTCGGTGAATCCTTCACGCCAGCCAGCTGGGGCGAGGATGTCCCGCCATGTGGTGCGCTGACGGTATTCGTCGAACGCGCCGGGTTCAGAGCTGCTGGCCCCGGTGCTCGTGCTGGTGATACGCGAAGCCGTATCGGGCTCATCGAGGGCGAGGGTGATCAGCAGGTGGATGAGGTCGCGCTCCTCGCTGGTGACGTCCACGACGCCGGCCGGGGAGGATCCGCGCAGGAACAGGTAGGCGGTGCCCGGCTCATGCCCATTGCGGGCAGTGGTGGGGGCAACGACCACGAAGCCTCCCTCCCCTCGGGTTTCGGCGATCACCTTGCGGTCGGGGCCTTGGCCGGCGTGGGCCAGTTTCGTGTTCGCCTTGGCGGGGCCGTCAGTGACCCGTATAAAGAGGTGCAGTCCACCGCCTGCGGATTGCTCGCTGCAGCCTCGGGCGATGCGTGCCAGGAGGTCGGCCATGTTGAGGTCGGCGAAGCCCTGCTGGCGGGCGCGCTCCATGACGCGCTCGAGGCGCTGGATGGCGGCGTCGAGCGGTCCCTCCAGCTCGATCATCTCGGTGTTGCGGCTGGCTTCTCCCATGAGCGCCCCGATGCCAGTGAAGCGGCCGGACTCCAGCCATTCGCGCACGGTGTGCCAGTCGGGTCGCTTGAGTTGGTATTGGCGCCACGGCCCGAAGGGGCGCTTGGAGCCGTCCTCGTGGCAGGGAATCACGGCGAAGCCTGCGTCATACCAGGCGCGGGCAGCGGCGAGCAGTTCATGCTCGGCAGGTTGGGAGGTCACGTCCTCCTGCTCGCCCATGACAGCGGTGACGACCTATGTCGCGGCAGGAGGTGATGGTGCTAACGGATGGCTGACGCCTCAAGGTTGGCGAGCGCTGCGTCGAGGGCCGACATGGTGGGCTTGGCGCTGGGCGCCGGTGCAGCTGGTTCGGTGAGCTGCGCGGCAACCTGTCCGGTGAGGTAGGTGGTGGCGGCGGCGACTGCCTTGTCGTTGCCGCTGGCGTCCTGCAGGATCCACGGCGCTGACATGCCGGGCTTAGCGGTGCCTTTGCCCATCGTGCCGAGGACTTTCTGGCCGACGCGGCCCTTGAGGGATCCGACGAGGCCGCCGGAGAACCACAGCACCGACTCGTAGGTGGCTTGTGCGTTGATGTCGTGGACGTTGATGCGCACCGCATCGGTGTCACCGAACGACGTCGCCATGCTGGCGATGTATTCGATGGGCTCGACGACGAGGAGGTGCCCCTCGACGTCGGCGGGCTTGATGGTGTCGCCGTTTGCGGCGCTGGGGCTGACGAACATGGACATGGCAGGTGCCTTTCTTTTGTTGGGTTGGGTTGACTGGCGCCGCAGCGTCAGACAGGCAGGGGTGTAATCGGCTTGGACTTGAAGGCATTGCGGACAGCGACCGAGGTCTGCGCGAGTGACCAGCCGACGTGAAGGTCGAGCAGATACAGCTGGCAGGTGGAGGTTCCGGCGGGCAGATGGATCAGTAGCCCGTGAGCTTGATCCACGCCAAGCGTCGGGAGGTGTCCTCGACGGCCAGCCTCAGGGTCATACAGGTTTCCGCGTGAATAGACGGCCATCTGGGTCGCGGCGCCGTGCGGATAGTTCGGCTCATGCTTGCCGGTCTTGATGTCGGCGATCATCACGCGGCCGTCAGGCAGGCGCACGAGCCGATCGAACGTTCCGGCGGCTTGCACCTCGTCGGTGACCACGAACATTTCGGTGGCCACGATGTCGATCGAGCTCATGGCCTGTCGGTAGGCGGTCAGGTCTCCGCGGAACTCCATCGGAAGGGAGTCGATGGCGCAGTCGGCGTCCACTTGCTCGCTCAGGGCGTGCAGCGCGGTTCCGATATTCGCGGCCCGCTCGGACTCCGCGGCCGTCATCGCGGTCTCAACGATCTCGTCGAGTTTGCGGTCGTCATTCTTGACGGCGCTCGCAACAGCGACAAGGTCCGGTCGGGCACCGAGCCCGATGACCACCTGTCGCTGCTTCCACTTAGTGAGCGCGGTCTTGTCGTCTAGTGCCTTCGCGAGGGTGCTGACGCGGGTATAGCCGATGGGCTTGCCGCCGTTGATGGGGACGATGAGTGGTCGGCCCCAGCGGTCGCGGGGGATCTCCACGGTGGGATAGGTGAACTCGATTGTCATGCGTTGGCCTTTCGTCGCAGGTGGTCAACTTGGTGGGCACTGATGTCGGCCCAGATGCCGGCGGTGGGCTTGACGCGGATCGCGTAGGCCAGGCATTCGGCTTGCACCGGGCACGTCTTGCAGATCCGCACCGCAGCGATGGAGTCATCGGGGTGACCGCTGACCGGGAACCATTCGTCAGGATCAATGCCGTCGGCTCGGCAGGCAGCGCGCTCGATCCAGTCGTCGTTCATGCGGCCCCATATCCGGCCTCGCGCAGCAGCTGCACGAACGCACCGAACGCGATCACCGTCGGCCAGTCCTCGATCGACTTCTCGCCCTGACCGTCCATGCGCAGCACCGCGAAGGACAGGACGCCGGGCTTAGTGCGCTCGGCCTGCTGACGCATCGCCGCCAAAGGGTCAAAGCCCCGACGGGCCTTCACCTCGACGTCGATATCCAGTAGTCCGGTGATGTCTGAGCCGTCCCGACCAGCGCCCACCGGCTCGGCATACGGCCAGCCGTTCACGCGCAGGAAGTCAGCGACGATGCGTTGCGAGGCGTAGCCACGATGCTTTCGGTGGTCAGTCATGTATGTCGGCCTCGATGATGGCCATGACTTTCTTGATTCCGAGCGTCGGCTTAGGGAACTCGTAGCGGATGGAAGCCAGCGCGGACTTGAGCGTCGATTGACGAGCCTTGTCAATCAGATCGCACTGCGGGCAGCCCGACTTCAGCATCGTCAACTTTGCCATTGGGCATAGAGCGTCGTGACCTCTAGACATCGTTGCTCCGATGGAAGGGTCCGACCTCGTAACCTTTGCGCCGCGCACGGTAGAGCGCCTGTTCGAGGGCGTCCTCGCTCATCTGCAGACGCCATGCAGCGATGCCGAGATCGCCACGGTGATATTCGCGGGTGAACTCGAAGTCCTCGAGGACCTCGTGCATCGCGTGATAGGTGCGCTGCTCAGAGGTCACTGACATGGTGCGCTCCCTCTTGGATCAGTTGCGTGGCAAAGAGGAAGAAGTCGCGCTGCTCGGCGTTCTCAGACTCCGCAAGAATCCGCAGGAAGCGACAGATCAGCTCGCGCTCGTCACCGGCTGCATCCATGTCCAGCGCCGTGCTCATCGCGCACCTACGGGCACGAGCGCGTTGCACTTGCTTCCGGCCAGATACCAATGCCGCCAGCCGGACCATGGCCCGCGAGCATTGAGCGCGGCAAGGAAGGCAGCGTCTTGATACTTGGGAGCCCATTGGCTGATCGGCTTAGCCTGCAGTTCTCGACGCACCTTGTCAGCAGCCTTGGCGCTCATGCCGAACTCGCGCAGACGCTCGGCAACCATGAAGGACAGGCCGTGGCGCCATTGCTTGTCGAGGAACTGCCAGCGGCCTGCGGCTGAAGATCCAGCCTCGTTGCGGCTGGCGCGATAGTTGCCGTGGGATTCGCGGTGGGATACGCAGGCCGCGAACGCCTGCTGGCTGGCAGGGATCTCGGCCGCATGGGTCATGGGTGAAGCACTCTGCACAGGAGTGAGCGCCATAAGCGCCGCGATTGCGGCGGCGGCCATCACTCGGCCGACATTTCTCTAGGGGACATGGGATGCGCCTCTCTCATAGGTAGCCGACGCGGTCGCGTTGGCTCGGGGTTGGCGGGTTGGCAAGTTTGCGAAGGTGCGCCATGCGCCGCAGCTGCTGCTGGTGCTCGCGGGCGTAGCGCTGGCGCTGCAGGAGACTGACGGCGAAGATGCCCAGTCCCATGCCGAGGGCGATAGCAAGTCCTGCTATGGCGCTGTTCATTTGACGCATGTCAGGCCGCGGGAGGGATGCTTGGCGGTGAGTGCCTCGACGTGCGCGTCGAGTTCGTCGAGCAGCTCCTCGCGCTCGGCACGCAGTTTGGTGACGGTGTGCTCGAGGCGGCGATGACGCCGGCGCGCATCAGCCAGGTCGATCTGATAACTGCGGATGATCCAGATCGAGCAGATAGCGCCGATCATGGCCAAAAGGGTGAGTCCGTTCACGGTGGTGCCTCCGGTCTGAGTTGTTCCGGATGGCGGCCCCCGTCGAGCCGCCATCCGGTTGGTGCCGGACGGCGACGCCAGTGGTCAGGTAACGCCGCCGTCCGGTGGGTTATTCAGTTAGTCGCCCGGAGGGGCGCGTCCATTGCATTTTCAGGAGGCTTTGGACGAGGCGGACTTTTGCAGAATGAGCGCAGGAAAATCAGTCAAAAAAAAGTGCCAGCGCATCGCGCATCGGCTTGTACTCACTTATGCACAGGTTTGAAGTGTGACCAGACAATGGTCAAGAGCACCGTCGAAGGTGCGTTATGGTGAACGGAGCCGCATCAGCGGTCAGTCGGAAAGTGTTGCAGTGCAGGGACTTTCAGGCTGTGGAGTGCTTGCCCTCTCCAACCAGTAACCGCAGGGTTGATGGTTCGAGTCCATCAGGAGGAGCCAGCTTTATCCACAGGCTGTGATCTTCGTCACATGACGCACCTTTCCGGCGTGTCGCAGCCGGAGGAACCTGTGTCACAAGTTGGTCACGCTTTCACGATAGAACAAGCCCCCCCCCCCCCCTATCGAAAGATCCCCGAAACGGGTGGGAGAACTGAAGTGAACCTGATCGCGGACTGGCTGGCGTGGTACTCCGCCAGCGGTGCCGCGTCCGGCACCGTCCGCCTGCGGCGCTCCCACTTGACCCGCCTCGCGGTCGCGGTGCCACTGCTCGAGGCCACGCAGGACGACCTCGTCGCCTTCATGGCCGCGCAGACCCAACTGCGCGCCGAGTCCCGCAAGTCCTTCCAAGCCAGCGTCCATTCGTTCTACCGCTGGGCGCTCCAGCGTGGACTGATCGCCGGCGATCCCAGCCTTGGCCTGCGAACGGTAAAGGCTCCGCAGGGTGTCCCGCATCCGATCCCCGAGCGTGAGCTGCGCGAGGCCCTCATCAAGGCCGACGCCGAGCAGACCCTCATGCTGCGCTTGGGTGCTTATGCCGGGCTGCGTCGAGCCGAGATCGCTGCCGTCCACGCGCACGACGTGCAAGGCAACGCGTTGATAGTGCTGGGTAAGGGTGACAAGGTGCGTCGCGTGCCGATCCATCCAGTGCTGCGCGAGGCGCTCGGAGATCTCACCGGCTGGGCGTTCCCATCGACCGCTCGCCCTGGCAAACATGTGACGGCCGACTATGTGGCCGACCGACTAGAAAAGTGCCTGCCCGATGGATGGACCGCGCACTCGCTGCGCCATCGGTTTGCGACTGCTGCGTACAACGCAACAAAAGATTTGCGCGCCGTGCAGCAGTTGCTCGGTCATGCTCGGCCGGAGACCACGGCGCGTTACACGTTGGTCGGAGATGACGCGATGACGGCGGCGGTGATGGCTGTCGCCTAGATAAGCCGAAAAGACCCCCGACCCTGTTACAGGTCGGGGGTCTTTTGGCCTTGGGCGCAGCAACGCGCAGGGCCTAGTCCTCGTCGTCGTAGGGGAGCGACGTATCTAAGGACTCGGGGGCGCGCTCAAGGTGCGCGGAGAAGCCGATGGGATTAGTCGAGGGTTCCTCTTGCGCATCCATGAGCGCGGCCAAGGCGGCCACCTGCTGCAGAAGTGCGGCCACCTGTCGGCGCGTGTAGTCGATGCCATCAACGGTCAGCTCGACAGAACCCGCGACGATCTTCACGCGAGGCATCTAGCGGTCCTTGGACAGTGCCTCGGCGATCACCGAATACCCACGCATGTCGGTGTAGTTGTCTGAGTGATGCGTGACCGCGCTGCGCGAAATCTTCACCAGCATCATGCAGATGGCCACATCGTGAGCACTCACCGGCAGGCCAAGGTAAGCAGTCCAGAGATCAGCGGTGCGTTCCATGTTGGGCGCGGGGTCGCCGTAATGCTCGGCTCGCTCGTCGATGATGCTCACACAACCTCCAGCCCGTGCCAGTTGCCCTGCGATGCCAGAAACGTCAGCGAGGCCGGGGGATTAGACAGCCCGCCGCGGTGGTTCCACCACACTGAGCCGCCGTCCATCGCGCCGGTCTGCAGCCACGTCGTCGGCCCGAGCTGCTCAAGGCGCAGGGTGTGAAAGTGACCGGACAGCACCACGTCGGCGGTGCCGATCGCGTCGCGATCCATCGCCTTATTGGCCAGCCACGTCTGCATCTTGCCCTTGGTCTGATGCCCGTGCAGCATCCCGATGCGCGTGCCGGCAACATCGACCGTCAGGTGCATGCCGTCATGGCCGGGGAAGATCCAGTCAACGTGGCGACCCTTGGCAGCCATGATGTCGGCCACGGCGCTGGCGCCGTCGATCGCCCACGAATCGTCGTAGCGCGTGACGCCGGACGCATTAGCCACGCGGATCGCCTCGTCGTGATTGCCGGGCACGACAGCCACCGTCAGCTCATCGGTGAGATCAGAGAACGCGCTCACCTGCTCGGCCATCAGTCGGCGATAGACGCGCACCATCTCGGTCACAGTCAAGTCAAGCCGCGAGATCATCGCGCCGCCTTGGCTGCTGTAGCCCTCGATGCAGTCACCTAGCCACGGCAAGAAGACCGCGCCCGCCTTGCCAGCCTTGCGCAGCGACTTGTAGCGCGTGACAGCGCGGTCGAGGGAGTCCGCGAAACGCTGCACGGTACCGGCAGTGCCGTCGCCGTCAGGTTTGCCGAGCTGCAGATCGCCGACCGCGAACACAAAGGTCGGCGCGGGTTCCGTGGGCTTGGGGTCAGCCTTGCGAGGCTTGATCGCGGCCAGCAAATCCTCGACGTCAATGCGCGCCGGGGCGACCTCGACGACGAAGCGGTAGCGCCAGATCGGTCGAGTGACCGCGTCCTCACCTTCAGCATCTCGATGCCAGGCGGCCGGGTCGTACTTGGCCTCCACCAGCCGGACGCGATAGCCGTCAGGCACGTCGGTGCCCAGCGATCGCACAGCTGCAGCCCACGAGGCTTCATCGGCGAGCGCCGGGGACGGTGGCAGGGTGACGATCCGCGAGCCATCCGGCTCGTAACGGATGCCGGCCTCCCAGCCGTTCGGTGCGCGATCTACCTGTGGCAGCGTGGATCCCGCGTCGGCGAGTTCAGCCAGTCGATCGCTGAGTGTCACGCAGGCACTCCCGTCGTCGATGTCGTCGCAGCGAGTGCTGACCGATGCGTGGCAGGTTCTCGGCTTCCATTGCGCGCACGATGGCGGTCAGCGGGTAGCCGACGTCATCGAGTGCGGCAGCGAAAGCCTTGGAGTCATCCTCGGGCAGTGTGAGCAGCAGCAGGCACACCGAGCATTTCGGACCCTTGGGCAGTCCTGACTTGGCCGCCTGCAGGGCGTCGGCCAGTGCCATCAGATCGGCCTCGTCCCGTCAGGCGCGATGTGTAGTCGCTCGATGACTTGCTCGACGTCTTTCAGGGTGGTGGTGCGCTTGGCACCGTTCGCACGATCCCAAGCCTGCGAAAGTTCTGTGTGCATCTCGTCGGTGTCCTTGCTCCAGAAAGCACCGGATGCGAGGACATGATGGCCATCGACCGTGACGTACTTACCGAGGATCGCCCGCAGCGTGACGAGTTCCTCGTCGGTCATGTGTCGTTTGTTGTCGGCCTTGAGCACATCCCAGCGAAGATCTAGAGCTGTCGCTGATGCATGGTCCGAAAAGCCGTTGGCGGCTCTCGCTTGGCGATAGCACCAGCAGGCCACCGGCCCGGTGTCGAGCTTCAGGCGTGCCGGCATCAGTCGATGCCAGTCGGCAGCGAACGCGGCCAGCAGCGGGGCTGCAGGCTTCGCGATCCTCAGCGCGCGCTTGGTGCCGGGGATCGTGGTGCTGCGCAGCTGCAGGGGTGCGAGTGCTGGCGTGATGACCGGCCAGCCGTTGAGGCTCGTGGCCATCAGTTGTGCGCGTCCGCGCCGTTGCCATACCGATTGTCGGCCGGGTTTAGCCAGTTGACGATGACCGGCAAAGCGCTCACGCAGGCAGCGATCACCCACGTCTGCCACTTTTCGAAACTGATCGCCCCGTCGGTGGCCCAAGAGCCGATGACGGCCGACAGCAGGACAGCGACAAAAGTCTTGAGTGCAGTACCCAAAGGTGTGTTGGCAAGAAAGTTGCCCATGATGTCTCCCCTAAAAGTGAAGCCCCCGACCGTCGTGGTCGAGGGCTGATGTGTGGTGCTGGATTAGTCGAGGCTCACACCTTGCTTGGCGGCGATCGCTTTCACTGCGTGCGCGAGATCCGCGAGACTCTCGCCACCGTTGCGGTAGCCAGGCTGAATAGGAAGGGTGGCCGTGGCGATCTCGTCCTTGACGATCTCGCGAACCTCACGGGCGAACTTCTCGGCCGCGAGTTGGAACAGTTTCCAGATACTTGCCACCACCGCGCAGATCGCGACCAGCAGGCCGAGGATTGAGGCGAGGTCGGTGATGTCCCAGCCGTTTGAGTTGGGATCGAAGAATGATGCAGCAAGCATGGACAGCCTTTGCTCGGCGTGACGGTGAAAGGTTTAGCGCGCGAGCAGGAGCTCGACTTCTTCCTCAGTGAGTCCCAGTCTGGTGAGCAGCGCGGAGCGTTCTTTCGCTCGTTCAGCAGCGGCCTTCACTGCATCAGCAACGACCTTCTCGTCGGCGACTCGCTGGGCCTTTTCCTCTGGCGTGAAGTCGCGCTCAGTGACGGTGGGCGGGTCTGTGGTGTAGTCGGTCTCGATAACGTCAGCCATGATGATCCTTATGCCTTGTATCCGAAAACGCGAATAGTTCCGCTGAAAGTGCCGGAGCCGGGGAATAGTGTGCAGCCGTCGTAGGACGTGGAAAGTGTGTGATAGCCGGCGTTCATATCCACGCCGCCGTAATAGCCACCCGTGCCAAACAAGTTGGTGACCGCCGTCGCGAAAGGGTTGGCGAGTTCAAGTTGGACGATGCCGTCCGTGGTTGAACTCGTAGATATGCGCATGCTGGTATTGCTTCCAGCTCCACCGTTACCACTAGCGCCTTGAAAATACCAGTTTTGGTAGTTGTAGTTTGATCCGGTTGCGTCCGTACCAGACGCCCGCAAACGGAAGTTCACCGTGGTGTTTGTGGCACTGGTTGTTCCATAGAACTTGACGACGTACTGGGCATAGGAAGCGGAGAAAACGCCATTCAAGCTCACGCTGGAGACACCGGACAGTGTTACCGCGCCGCCAGACAATGAGGCGGTGCCGCCAGAGTTGGCGATCGTGGTGGGGGTGATCAATGACAGGCCGGGCGTCGTTACGGTCGAAGCGCCACCATCCACGAACCATGTTGATGGGGCAGTCTTGATGAGTCTCGATGCTTGATACTGGCTCAGGGTTGTTGAGGTTCCCGCAACAGTTGAGGCGGTGCCGGCGGTGGCAATACTCCACGAGCCAGCGCCCGAGTTATACATCTCAATGATCGTTCCCGTGGCGAAGTTGTACGTCGCGTCCAGAGGGATCGTCACCGTGCCAGCGCTCGCTGAAGTGAGCAGGACGAGCTCGCCGGCGTTCGCGCTGCCGAGCGTGTAGTTACTTGTAGCGGTGGCGATGGTTTGCGTGTTGAACTGAGAGTTCAGACTCGCAGCAGTTAGAACGCTGCCGGTAACAAACTGTGCCATGGTTTCCCCTTCTTAGAATCCGAGCGCGTTGACGTCGAGGACGCCGAAAGTGGTGGAGTCGAGCTGGAAGGCTGCGAACGTCTCGCCCAGCGACAAGGTCATCGTGTAGTTCGCGGGCGTCGCGTCATGCTGGATGCCCTCAACGCTGACGTACTGCGACAACGCTGCGCCAAGGTTCGCTGGCGTGAACGTCACCAGCACCATGTCGCCCAGCTCGAGGCTGAGAAGTTGCCCCACCTGCGCGCTCGTGACGCCGTCCATGTTGAACGTCACCGACGAGATCCGGTAGGTGGGGTCCTTGTACTTGCTCAGCAGCCAGTTGGCGAGGTCGGTGGCATCGTTGACAGAAGTCAGCAGGGAATCCACGGTCAAGCCCAGAGGGCCATAGTTGGTTTGCGCGGTCGCGTCCGAGACAGTGACGCCGCCTCCGCTGTAGTTCACGGTGATCGAGGTATACAGCTCCTCGATGCCGTAAACCACCTGAATGTCTGTGAAGCCGATGCCTCCGGTGCCGATCGTGACATTCGAGGTGAACGCCTGCAGGTCGGCGCGGTCCTTGAATACCGCGAGGCCGTTCTTGGAAATGAAAAACGCACCCGGCTCGCTGGCCTCGACCTTCTGAAGGTAGGCGAGCGTGTTCTGCGTGGACGTGACAACGTCAGCGCCGAGCGTTGCTTGACCGGCAGAGATCGCCCTAGCACCCGAAGGCCAGCCAGCGTCGTTCAGGTAGGCGTTGATCCGAGCGCCCGTCAGCTGAGCGGTCGCGGTGCCAGGGGTCGTCGTCTTTTGCGCGAGCTGCTGGAAGCCATCCACGCAGGCAACGCTGGCAGTGTCATCGGATCCCAGATCGTAGGCCAGATTCCAGTCAGCCACGTTGAGGGTCGCGAGCGTGACCCCAGCGTGACTGATGACCACTTCCTTGCCCGGCACGATGGAGCCGTAGTACGGCCCGGCTGCATAGGTCGGGTCGTACTTTCGGGCCGAGTTGGTGAGCAACATGTTGCCGGTGCCGGCGACGTACTTGGACAACTGCCTCGAGCGTCCGCGCTTGATCTGCACGGTTCGCAGGTCGCTGGTCACATCGACCGCGACGTCGCCCGCGAGCACATAGGTGGTGTTGTCGAGGACGCCCTTGGTCGTGTCGTCGAGGGTGAAGTAGTTGCCGATGCCGTTGGCGTACAGGCTCATGGCGATGGTTGCCTGCATCGCTTATGCCTTAGCGAAAACGCGGCCGGAGGACATCTCAAAGGTGCGGATGTATTGCACGATGTCCTGACCGATCTGGCGCGGATCCCCGACGCCTGAATTCACGGTGATCGCGTAAGTGTTGCCCGAGCCGGCCGAGCCACCAGCCATGCCGCCGTTCGGGATGATCGTCCCGTCAATGCCTGGCACGAATATTTCGGGGCCGTTCTCGCCCACCATGTAGGGCGTGCCGCCGGTGACCGAGCCACCACTTGCCCGGCCCGCGAGTGGGTTGACGAGGCCCATGAACCCGCCGGCAGCAGCGAGGCCACCCAAGCCGGGAGCGATCGCTGCGAGAGCGGCGTCGAGTGCGGTGTTCGCGGCCGTGACGGCGGTGTCAGATACGCCAGTCGTGTCCATCGTGATCGTGACATGCAGCGCGTTCGCGGCCCATGCTTGGAACTCACTAGAGATCGAAGCGATAGCAGACTTAGCGCCCGCGATCAGAGCCACTGCAGACTGGCCGCCTACGGTGGCGAAGGCGTTAGCCATCGGATCGCCCAGCAGGGTCTTGGTCTGATCGGCCAGCGAGTTGTAGTTATCCGTCAATCGCTGAGTGAGGTCAGGATTGTTGGCGAGGTAATCAGCCAGAGCGAACGCGGGACCGGGGTCAAGGCTCAGGATCTGCTGGGTGAGAGCGCCGGGGAGTTTCAGAGCGATCGCGGAGACGCGCGAAACGGCCTTCTGCTGCGCAGCGAGGTCGCCCAACATGAGCTTCACGATCGCCTCGGGGCCAGCGTTGACGTCATTCCCGGCGGCATCCTTCACCGTTGCCGAGAAGGAGTCTTTGAAGGACTTAGCCAGCGATCCAAAGACAGTGCTGGAGACCTGATCTGAGTACGACGCGATAGCGTCCTGAGCGCCCTTGATGATGTTCTGCTGTTCGGTAATGGCAGCCTTGAAGGTGTCTGTGCGGGCCTTGAACTCATCGGCCAGCGCCTGCGTAACCTTGCCGCCGCCGCCAGAGATGGAGACCGAGAGGCCGTTTAGAGACTTGTTGATATCTGCAGCGGCCTTGGCGTAGTCGATGGCGACCAGTTTGACGACATCTGAGGCAGCCTTAGTCGATGAACCGCCGCCCTTGACCCTAGCCAAAGATGCGGCGAGAGCAGCGTCTCGATCATTCGCAGCTTTCAGTTCAGCCGGAGTGAGAGCGAAAGACGCCATGGAGTGTTCGATAGCGGTAGGCGACCCTCGATCGGCGAAACGAGCGAACGCTTGAGCATTGGCCGCAGCGAGTGAGGCGGCATTGTTTGCTGCTGCTGCGCTGTTGTCGTCGAGGGCGTTCGTCAGCCCATCCACTGTTCCAATAGCAGCGTTAGCGCCCTTGTTGTATGCCGAGATGGCTGTGTAGGCACCGTGATATTCGTCTGCCTGCATCTGTGTCTTAGCCGCGTTTGCCGCCCCGAACAGCTGCAACACTTGCATGATGTTGCCCAAGGTCTGCAGTCCGTTGACAGTTCCCTTGAGTAAGTCTGCGAGAGTCTTGAGCTTCTCAGTAAAGAAGCCAATTCCGCCGGAAGCATTTGTGGCGCTTGTTCCCAACGTGGTGACGTATTTCGTCAGAAAGTTGACGCCATTTATCGTGTTCGCGACTGATTTGCCAAAGAGGTCTATTTGCCCGGTGATTCCGTCAGCGCCGCCAAATGCCTGGCTGAGTTGGTCAATCGAGTTGAGCAGGGCGTAGCCGATGTCCTCTTTGGCTTGATTGGTAGCGACCGAGATGCGGTTCAGGCGACCAGAGAAGGTGTCCGCTGCTGCAGCTGCTTGGCCCTGAAACTTGTCGGCCAGCACCTGCGTGATCTGAGTCATGTCGCCGGTGGCCAGCACCGACTTGTCGATGCCGGCACCCAGACGGCTCAAAGCCGTCGTGGATCCTGCAAAACCTCTCGAGAGTGCGAGGGTGACGGTTTCCAAATCGCGGCCCGTGCCGGCCGAGATATCCATGGCCAACTTGAGGTTGGTTTGAGCCTTGGCACCATCCCCTAAAACAGTCTCCAGCTTCTGATAGGCCGGGATCAGTTGCTCCTTGGCCACGCCTGTCTGCTCGGCCAACTTGTCAACAAACTCGGTGACTTCCTTGATGGGGGTTGAGTCGCCGACATTGCGCATGGTTATAGCCAGCGAGCGCAGTGCCTTCTCGTCCTCCATCGCGGCCTCGATGGTGGACTTGAAGAACTCGCCAACCTTCTCAACGGAGAAGGTTGCGGCGAGGGCTACACCTACGCCACTGAGTGCCTCGGTGAAGTTATGGCTGATTTTGGACGTGAAGCCGTCGACATTTTCGCCCAGAACCTTGAAGGCAGGACTGCCGTGATTTACCTCTGCCCGCAGCTGCTGAAGTTTGGCGATGCCTCTGTCGAGGTCTTGCAGTTTGACGTCAGCGCCGACACCAATGATGACTTGGGACTTATTCATGCCTATCTCCCGTCCATCATTGCTTGAACTCTGCGAACGCTGTCAGCGAGGACGCGCTCCAAATAGGGAACTCCCCACGATTGGCCCTTGGCTCCCGCAGGCCCAAGGATGCGTGGATATTTAGTGCCCTGTTTCCTATTCAAGTTTGCCTTGAATGTTGTTCCACGACCAGATTTGCCATCAGGGTTCTTGCCAGCCTTCTCATAGATAGATCCGGCCGCGCTTTGATCGCCCACATACGCACCCAAAGTTACGACCTGCGGCGCCTTCTTCTTTATGGTGACGAAGATCGGCAACTTGGATTTGACGTCGCCGGCGTTGAAGGCAAGATCCCGATAGGTGCGTTTCTCGGTTCCTCGCGTAATGTTCAACTTGCGGCCGCTGGCTGCGTGCCACACTCCCCAGTTAGACAAGGGAGCAGCCGGGACTTCAGACACGGCGACGCGCTCCATCATGCGGGCAACTTGATCGAAGCCTTTGTGCAAGTCCTCGGCAACTATCTGACCTGTCTTGCCCAAGGTTGCGGTGACGTGCTCTATGCCCTCGATCGTGAACTTGACCGTCATGCCTTGGCCTCCTGTGCCCGCCAGCGCAGATAGCGCAGCATCGTGACGATCATGCGGTCGCCTTGTTCGGCGACCACGTTGGGCGCCAGACCGAACTCATAGGCCAAGTGGACTATGACCCAGTGAGCGCTGGACTCTCCAAAGGGACGAGCTCCGAGGTGGAGTCAGAGTCGTCCTGCACTGCGTCAACAGTGTTGACCCAGTCATCGAAGTCAAGCCCCGTGGCCTTGGTCCGCTTGGCGGCGTGCCAGGCACTCCACCACAGGTACTCGATGCGGCCGGACGAAATCGCGCTTGTCGGCTTGTCGTATGTCCGTTCAAACGCGATGAGGTCGGACGCGCCGACCTTCACCTGTTCTGTCCGGCCGTCCTCGTAGGTGACGACGAGAGGGATACGCATCATGGCTGCAGGCTCCTAGATGTCGAAGGGTCAGGACGTGGCCTTGGTGATGGTGCCCGAGGACATCCACGTCACCTGCTGGGTCGGTACGTCGCCGACTGAGGCAGACAGCGGCTGCACCTGAGTGACCAAGCACGGCACGGTGTAGGACGGGTTAGTCGCGGACACAGTGCCCGAGGTCGGCGTGATAACCACGGTGGCGATGGTGCCCAGCAGCGGGTAGAGCGTGGACTCGACCGAGCTGGCGGCGAAGTCCTGCAGGAAGTTCAGCTTGAGCTGACCCTGCTTGAGACCTCCAACGTGCTGACGGTAGGTGACACCGAACGTCGAAACGTCCTTGTCGTCGGCAGAGATGGTGAGGTCAACGGAGGAAAGCGAGGTGGACAGCGCCGTGCCGTTGATGGTCACGGTGAAGTCGGTTGCGGCGAACTTTGCCACGATGGTGCTCCTTTGTTATGTGTTGGCGAGAACGGAGACTTGGAAAGTCGCCGCGAGATAGGTCGTTTCACCGATGAGCAGCGGCCCATAATTGGACATCGCTGTGACCCGGCAGTCCTGTGCAGCACCGCCGAGAGTTCTGTCGCCCTCGACGGCGGCCTTGATAGATCCTGATCCGGTCGAGGAGCAGTAGCCGTCAAGGACGGCCTGTGCGCCGCGCTCACTGGCGCGTTGCGCGATGACGACAATGTTGAAGGCGAGAGTGTCAAGGCCGCGACGCATCGCGGTGTCGAAGTCCACGCGCTCAGGCACGACGACCGCGATCGGCGGCGTGGGGTTGTCGGGCACGAAGCTCGAGGAGCGCAGGCCGGAGATCGTGCCGAGGCGTGTGGCCAATCCTTCACGGATCGCGGCGATGCTCACAGGGCTGCTCGCAGGCGGCGGTAGGGCTGGAGCAGCACCTCGACGTCAGGATCGACGCGAGACAGCAGCCGGACAGCGCCGAACTCACCCATCGTCACGCCCAGAGGGGTGGATAGGCGGGCGAAGAATCGCGAGGACTGCATGACGGCGGCCTGCGTGACAGAGCTCGGGGTCGATCCGAACGCGAACTTACCGGTGACGCGCACGGTCTGGATTCCCATATTCACCGGCCACGAGAAGTTAGTGGCGGTGGCACGCAGGCGCGTGGTCGGCCAGGAGAGCCCGTCGGTAAAACTGTTCAGCGGCTCGGCTTGGTAAGAGGTCGTGGTCGTCCAGTTGACTCCATCGGTAGAGAACTCGACCGTGGTAATGCTGGACAGGTCATCGACCTCGACGGCGTCAGGCTTGCCGGCAGCGTAAGTGCGCGTGGAGTCAGCAGCAGCGGTGCCAAAGGTGCGCCCACAGTAGGCGTTTATGGCCTCGTCAGCGCTCGACAGCGCGAGAGTGAGCATCGAGTCGTCCACGGAATCTGTGAGCCTGAGAGCGGCCTTCACTTGACTCAGAGAGGCATACGTCACGGGGGCTCCTAGTTGATAGTGCAGGGGCCGTCATAGCGATGGCCCTCGAGCGCGAAGTTGACGAACGGATTGAGCGACATCACCGAGATGCCCTCAGCGCGCAGCTGGTTGGCGACCTTGGGCAAATGCTCAGCCCACACCGGCATCGGGTTATCGCCTCGTGCGTATCCGTCAAAGTTGGCACGACCGTCCAGCAGGCCACAGTCAGCGCCCACGAGGATGATGTGGCGGGCGCCGAGGTAGGCAGCGAAGTGCATGGTCATGTGCAGGCTGGTGGGTCCAGCGATGAGCGCGTGCGGCTCTTTGGGCCACAACTCCGCGCAGTCAAACTGACTGTAGGCCTGCGCGTTGGTCTTGAATCGGTAGACGTTAGATGCGGCCGGTGGTGTGCTGATCGCGGCCGGGCCGCCTTGATCAACCATCGGAGCGATCACCGGGAGATCGGGTCGCGCCGCGGCGATCTGATTCGCGTCGGTCCAGTAGTGCGTCACGGTGTAGAACTCGGGCAACTGCAGGCGAACGCCGACAAAGTTCACGGCCACGCAGAGCTTGTCAGCGAAGAACCAGCGCGGGACGTGGTCAACACTGGAGCCGGACGCGATGACGTAGGCGGTCTCGCCCTTGCGTGAATCCTTGAACTCGTGCGGGTCACTCGGCAGGGTCAATCCCACGACAACCTCCTGCGCCTGGCTAACGTCCAGCGGCCCTCGGAGTAGTCACCGGCCTCGACCTTGTCGTGGAAATGCTCGGCATTAGCCGGGAAGGTGTGACCGTTGCGGGCAGCGAAGCCGCCGGCGGCGAGGGTGCTGGAGTTGTCGTGGCGCACCGGGATCTCGGTGCGCTCGATATGCACGCCAGCCTTCTCACAACGGCGCAGGTAGTCGTTGTCCTCAAAGTAGGCCGGGTGAAAGGCCTCGTCGAACAGTCCCACGGCGTCGATGATTCGATCGCCGATCGTGAAGGCCGACCACGCGGGCTGACAGGCGGTCAAGGTCAATGCCTGAGAGCTGCTCGCCTGCGCGAGGCGCTCGAGACTGCCGGCAGGCCAGACCACGTCAAAGTTGGCGATGAGCCACCACTGGGCGAAGGGCGTGGACTTTATGCCGAGATTCCATGAGCCAGCCACGCCGAAGTTGGCTGGCATAGGCAGCAGGTGCGTGGTCAGCGCGTAAGGCGTGAGCACCTGCTGCGGATCCACCACGCGGCCGTTGTCGATGATGACGAGCTGCGCGATCGCATGGTCGATGCTGTCGATCATCCGGTACAGGAGCTCGGGGCGAGCCAACACCGGGACGATCATCACCGGGATCACAGGGACGCCTCGAGATCAGCCAGGAAGGGACGCCACTTGGTCTGATAGACCAGATCGGCGTCGTAGTTATCGACGATGTGCTTGCGAGCCTTGGCACTCATCCCACGGCCGCGAGCATAAGCAGCCTCGAGTGCCTCGACGATGTTGCCGACGATCGGCTGATTGAACCAGCCATGCTGCGCGGCGTCCCACCACGGCTGACCGGCGACCAGCCAGCCATCGCCCAGTAGCTCGGGCTGCGCGGAGAAGTCGGACACGATGACCGGGCGCTCGCAGGCTTGCATCTCGGCGGCTGTTAGGCCGAAGCCCTCGCCCATGCTGACCATGAGGCCGACATCGCAGGCGGTGTAGATCGCCGCGAGTCCCTCATCGGGGATGCCCATGCGGTAGGCGTACTGGTTCACGAAGCGGTATTGGTCCTCGCGCAGGCCGAGCGACTTGATGATCTCGGTCAGCTTGACACCACCCATCGCGCCATCGCGCTCGGTGTGTAAGTAGATGACTGCGTCGTCGTGCTGCTGCGCGAACAGTGAAAAGGCTAGGAGGTTCTCGCCCCAAGACTTGCGGCTTGGGTTGATGCCCTTATTTGCATTGATGCAGCCGACGACGAAGCGGTCCTCGTCGATTCCCATGATCTCGCGGCCGGTCATCATCTTGCCGCCGACCGATACTCGCGCCGTGGGCTTGAAGATCTTTGTCTCAATGCCGTGCGGGATGAACGTCGAGTCCACCTTGTCGTGGGCGAGCATCTCTTGGCCGAACTTGCTCATGGCGATCGGGCGCACGGTCGGCTTGCGTAGGAACTCCACGACGGCCGGAGGTGCCGGGACGTGGTCGATCGGCACCCACGAGACTGTCGGTATGTCATCGAAGCGCGGGGAGTTCAGCACCCAGACGTCGAACAGAGTGAACTGGCACGCCTTGGTGCCGGGATGCCGAGACGTCCAGTCGTCGAAGTACGGCCCGACGATGTCGTTGTTATAGGCATCGAGGCCACGCGGAAAGACGGTGATGCCTTCCCATTCGGTGATCATCTGCTCGATGCCGTAGTTCGCACCGATCGCCATGCGATGACCGTCGGCGTGCATACGCCGCACGAGCTGCTTGGTCTGAGATCCATAGCCCGTATAAGTCCAGGGGGCGTTCGAATGAAAAGTGGCGGTCAGGGCCATGTGCTCATCCTTAGAAGGTGCTCACCGGCCGAGCCTGCCCTCGGCCGGTGAGCGGTCTGGAATCAGCGACGCTCGACGTCGGGCACGCTGCGAGCGCGCCTGACGGCATGGTCGGTGAGATACCCGAGCGCAGACAGCAAAGCCTCGCGGCGTCTGGGGTCTGTCTCGGTGTCGAGCTGCGCGTGCAGGGCGCGCAACTGTTCTTGGTCCGTCATGTCGCCAACTTTCGGCAGGAGTGCAGCAGGGCCGCCGGATTACGACGGCCCTGCTGCTGGCTGGCTTAGTAGCCGGTCTGCGGTACGAGGCCGGTGCCAACGATCTTGGCGATACCCGCGGGGTAGCGGGCTGCGATGGCCGCATATCCATAGAGCTGGAAACGAACTGTCAAGGTCGAACTGCCGACATCGGGGAGCACCCGAGTCTTAGCGCCCGACTCCATGAGGAAAGTGTCAGAGAACGTCGACACGATGATGGCCGACTGCGTGCTCGACAGCGTCGTGGGGATCGCAGCGTCGAGGTAGACCGGGACGCCGTGGATGGTGCCCACGAGGCCCTGAGCCTGACCGGGAACGTCGATGACGCCGCCAGCGTTCGTCGGTCCAGCAACGCTGGGCACAACCAACGGACGGTTGGAAGAATCCACAGAGCCAACCAGCATGTACCAGATCGACGGGTGCATGGTGATTGCCTCGGCGCCCATGTAGCGGTTCTTAGCAACAGTGCTAAGACCCTGAGCGATGGCCGTGATGATGCCCTGCGCGGTCGGCGTGCCGGCCGTGTAGGTGACGGTGCCGATGCCAACCGTGTTGAGGAGGCCGGTGAAGTCGCCTGCGGTGCCGACGCCGTTGATGACGGCAGCGTTCAAGCGGTAGTTGTAGCTGGCAAGAAGGTCGGTGAAGATCATGCGATCCAAGCCACCGGCAAGAGGAGATTGCTCCACGCATGCTGTTAGCACCGCACTTGAGTGCGGCCCCGCAGTCATTTCTGCTGCGGTCTAACGCTTTGTCATCGCGTTAGATCGGACTATATCTTCAACTCCAGTCCGCTTTGGATGCTCAGTCCTTGCGGCCTATCGGAGTTGTCTCGCG